AACGATGGGAAATTTAACTCCTCGCCGTTAGTTTATGCAGTTGCCGTTAGCAACTTAGCAGCAGTGAAATTGTTGCTAGACAATGGGGCAAAGCCCAATACAAAAGATAGAAATGGCAACACCCCTCTTGGACGTGCTAGATATGAACCAACAGGTGAGATCAGCAAACTACTTATTGAACATGGCGCTACTCTCCACGAGGAGATTGAAGAAAATGCGTAGGTTGGTAAGGTTATATAAATAAATAATAAAGTAGAATTCGCGTCATGTAATAGAAATGATAGTTAGTTAGTTAGTTTAGTTAGTTAGTTAGTTAGTATTATTATGTAGTCATAAAATAAAAAAGTCATAAAAAAAATGCTGTGAATATGAGCATTTTTTTTATGTAAATTGTCATCATATGTAATTTAACTATAAAATATAGTAAAATACATAGTCATATCGTATAAAATGATTAGGTAACCGGAGAGGGGATGATGGTATACAATGTATAACCAATCTAACTTATACTTGGGTTGAAGTAGCACCTAACAACGATAGGCCTTTATCGGTATTAACATCAGTTACAATATTGTCACCTTCGAAGAGCGACTGTCTTACCTCGGCAAGTGTAGCATTATCACTCATCGTGGTTTCTTGAGTGTTCATGTTTGCGACCGAAACTAAATCCCCATCTTTAGTAACAGTTTGGGTTAATTTATTACCAGATTCTAATGCTTTTTTCTTATTATCTTCCATAGCCTTCAACTTTGCCTCTTTTACTCTTGTATCAAATTCATCTTTAGCCTTTTCTTCGTTTTTCTTCTTTTCGCTCATAAGTTCATTTAATGTTTCCTCCATATATTCCACGCGACCAGTCTTATACGCCTCGGGGTGGAATGGAATCCATGTACCAACAGGTCCAACATAGATGTCGTGGTTTGGATCAACTTGTCTTAACATCTTACATCTTAGTTCGGCCTCTTGTTGAGTTGGGAAAACACCTCGTACCTTGATACCACGAATAGAGGTTTGGAATTGATGTTCCTCTCCAAATACCTTTTCAAGACGCTCTTCATTTTCATCCATATAGTTCTTATAATCGTCCACCATATTAGATTTGATTAGATTATCCTTCTCATCCTTTGTAAATTCCTGAAAATCCGCAGTAACCTTATCAAAGTCAATATGATACTTGAATGATAAGAAGTTTAAAAATTGCGTGAACTTTTCCATAGACTTACTAAAGTCCCATGTTTTAATAAACTCCTCAAACATAAACACCTCTCTCTGCTTTAAAATATGTTCAGGCGAAATAAACGACAAGCAGGCAAACTTTTGTCCGGCAATTGATTTGTCTTCGTCTAATAAATCGACATATTTAGGATTTTCAGTTCCATCCGGATTTGTTTTTAATTCAACATTAATAGGTTTAGAAAAACTCATTATACTTAGATTAACTATTAATATTTAAGTGTTTTTACGAAGAAACTATCTATCGATCAAATCAATCATTCGAATCAATCGAATCAATCTAATCAATCGATCTAACTAATTTATATCAACTGCTGATATGTTGTGTAAATTATGACATAGATAATTTAATATAATTAAATCAATTATATTAAATTATCTATGTCATATTAATAATGGTTTACGAAATATTTTTTCTTTTTAATTTATATAAATGCTAGATATGTTAGATTTAGGTGAACTTGTCAAAAGAGCCATTAAATACTTGGTTGAGGGTTTAATGGTTGCTATTGCTGCTTACGCTATACCCAAGAAGGCTCTTAACTTAGATGAGGTCTCCCTCATTGCTTTAACAGCTGCTGCCACATTCAGCATTCTCGATACCTATGTACCCAGCTTAGCAATTAGTGCTCGTTCTGGTGCTGGATTTGGTATTGGTGCCAATCTCGTCAAATTTCCCGGAGGATTCGCATAAAAACATGTTGTATCTCACGATACGATATGATGCTATATGCTAATATTATTAATTATATTGTTAATAATATTATTAAATGAAATCATAATCATGATCTATCAAATTGTAATTACAACTAGATATGTAATAGTATATTGAATAATTAGAGTTATAAGCCCTAATAACAAGTAAGACCATTTTAAAATTTTAAGTTCAGTTGTCTGTTCATCCGAACATTCTTTTAATTGAATACACTTATTAATGTTATAATTCATTCTTTTAGTGTAAGGTACCAGGGCATACATCATATAGCATGTTGATATTACGATTAATCCTATAGCGATAATCTTTGCCAAATACGGTTCAACCTTGATAGATTTTACCCGTGACATGTGGTAAAATACAAGACTAGTTGTTAATATTACACCAGACACATTTAACCATCCGCTTAATAATGATTCAGGAAAATATATATCTTCAGAGTAGGCTAAATCCATTTGTAATAGATTTGTAGTTGTATTCACATTTGTATTTGTATTTGTATTTGGGTTATTATATAACATACCAGTTCCTGATTCGTAACTAGTAAACATTTCTATCGTATTCATATATATATATGTATAGAAATATAAAATGTCTGTTACAAACATTTATAAACTGAATTATCATAATTACCGCGTATTATATAGTCGGTACAAATTCCCAATTCAAGTCTTCGCAAATTTTTTTCCATATTTCGTCTTGTTCTATTCTTTTTTCGCGATCCTTTAACATCGGAAAGTATGGTAAAAATTGTGTTTGGTCTAGTAATTCGCACAATTTATAAACCGTATAGTAGTAATTTAAAAAATTAACACGATCATCCGGACAATATTTCGCATACGGTCCTTGAATTTCCATGAATAAATTACACAACGATTCTTCTAATTCAGGCGTCATTACAGGAGGTTTTATTCCTAATTTATCCTTAATAAATGGTATGTGTTCGTAATATTTATTGTATCCCAGTTTCTTAAGAATATCTTTTGCCTTTTTGTTATTTAATTGTGACAAATCTACCCGCTCTTTACGAATCTGATTCTTAATATTTTCCAAAACATCTTCAGGGATTTGTGTAGTTTCCTTTGCTTGAAATTGTGCTAATATCTCTCTGAAATGATTTATTCTTTTGTAAGCATAAAAACAAGCTTCCTTGGGTGGTTCCTTATATGAAGGTTTTTCATTCTCGACTAAATATTGAATATGTTTGTGACAATGGTTACAGACCATAATTCCTTCGTGATCGATTGGTATCAATTCACCGCGTTTACATATTTGGCATATATCATTATTAAAAACATACTTGTTAATATCAATAAAAGATTCATCCAGATTAGATAGATACTTTAAAATCTTCTCTTTATTCTCACTCGAATTATTAGAACAATCTACCGAAGAATTAATTTTAAAGAACGTGTTTAATAGCTTGGTTTTATTATTATTCATTGAAACCTCCTTTTTACTTTCAAAATAATCAAAAATATACTGGTTGTTGTTGAGATAATAATCTTTTTTCTTCTTCTTTATTGATTTAATTTCATTAGACGCCTCTAATATTTTATCGTTGATTTCTAGTTTTTGTTCAATTGATAATCCGTCTTCATCTAATAATTTGGTTAGATATTTTTTTTTACACCTTAACTCTGGCAACAATTCAGACTTATCTTTTTCAAAATTCTTTTCAAATTCCTTATGTTTACTGTCCAAGGTTATAATACTTTTTTCGTCCAAAACAATTTTTTTATTAGTTTTATGTTTAAACGCAGGCATGGTTAATTTATATATCAAATATTAGGATATGTTTAATATATTATTAAGGTTAAGAATATACGAGTTATAATCTAATTAATGTTTTCTCTCTATTTAACAAAAAAATGAATGTCGTCATAAATGATTTTAATGTAAATACACTTGATTTAACAAAGTTAACAACTATGAAATATTTACACGATTATTTAGATGATAGTTGGAAAATAACAAAAAATAAGAATACATATATTCTAAAAAAACACTGTAATAAGATAATAATTGACGACAACATTAGACCACATGTATCGCCTCATGTAAACGGCTTTAATAACCCATTAAAATATATACTATGTTTGTTATATAATGTATTAAACACTGGTTGGTCTATTAAAAAGAATAACAATAGATATATTTTTTTAAAAAAACATGAAGGCAAAACTGAATATTTGTCCGACGATTATCTCGTTTCATTCATGAAAGAACATTTTAATTCAAATTTAATTAATTAATTTAATGTAGTGGACGATGTATTTCTACGAAAAAAAAATATTTAGCAATATTATAACCATGGGAGGTGGATTAATGCAACTCGTAGCTTACGGAGCCCAAGATGTCTATCTTACGGGTAACCCTCAAATCACTTTCTGGAAGGTCTCTTACAGACGCCACACAAACTTTGCAATGGAGTCCATTGAGCAAACATTCAATGGCCAAGCCGATTTTGGTCGCCGTGTTACATGCACTATCAGCCGCAACGGTGATCTTGCTTACCGCACATACCTTCAGGTGACTCTTCCTGAGATCAACCAACAGATGTCTAACCCTGTTAACCACGTTTACGCCCGTTGGTTAGATTTCCCTGGTGAGCAACTCATCTCTCAAGTTGAGGTTGAGATTGGTGGTCAACGCATCGACCGTCAATATGGTGACTGGATGCACATCTGGAATCAACTCACTCTTACATCCGAGCAACAACGCGGATACTTCAAGATGGTTGGTAACACCACCCAACTTACCTACATCACTGATCCCTCTTTCAACGATGTTGATGGTCCTTGTGAGTCCAACGCTCCTCGCCAAGTGTGTGCTCCCCGTAACGCTCTTCCTGAGACCACTCTCTATGTTCCTCTTCAATGCAGGTACTGCCGTAACCCCGGTCTTGCTCTTCCTTTAATCGCCCTTCAATACCACGAGGTCAAGATCAACCTTGATATCCGCCCTATTGATGAGTGCTTATGGGCCGTCAAGACTCTTGGTGAGTGCACCGGTTCCGCCAAGGTTACCACTGCCTACAACCAATCCCTTGTTGCTGCTTCTCTCTATGTCGACTATGTCTTCCTTGACACCGACGAGCGTCGCAGAATGGCCCAAAACCCCCACGAGTACCTCATTGAGCAACTCCAATTCACTGGTGA